TTTTACCACGAACTACAACGTAGTCGTGTGGATATACATCGGAAGTATATTGCTTATACCATTCGTACCCTATGCCGGGTTTTAAAGACATCTTCGTAAACTCAGGTGTCCTATTAGTAATTTCCCCAGTATCTGGGTCAATTTCTTGATAATGCTCTGCAGCATTTTTTCCAGTAACCTTTTTCATAATGTATCGAGCCACGTAGGCTGCGGATTCGAAAGTAACGTCTCCAATGGAGGAATAACCAAATGGCCAGAGTAATTCAAGGTCTGCGGATCGATATAAGAGACTATTAGCGGAAGTCCTTTTCCATAATTTCTTATCATCGAAATCGAGTCCGAAGATACACGCATGCCAATGCGGCCTCCCAAAGTTTTCACCATATTCTCCAGCCATGTAATAACGAATTCTTCGTCCAGGGTACCGTTTTCGTAATCTTTTAATAAAGAGCTGAAAGTCTCGATAGTGTAATGATCTATCGCTTGGGAGATGTGCATCGTCATATGTGAGGGTTATAAAACAATTTTGTGTATGCATTTGTGCCTCATGCATACATCTAATAGCCCACTGACGTGAACGTTCCAACCTGCAACCAACACATTGACCGCAGGGTAATGATAAGGATCGAACAGTATCATGTCTTTTAGATTCATAAAAGACAATTGATCCATCAGTGCATTGAAATGCACTTAAAGGGTGATAACAAGGCATGTGAGGTACCCATTTTAATTAAGTTATAAACGCCAGCCACCACGATGTGGGGCTTTTTGCATATTTGCAGCTTTGGTACGTTTAGCAGTTCGGCGAAATGTCTTTGCCGACTTGCGTTTATTTACAGGTTTTCTATACATCATATTTTTGCTCCTCGGTTAACTAACATTTTCGGTTTGGTGTCACCTAGCACAGTTACATCAAGTAATGTAACTGTGCTACGGCTTATTCAGCCGCCTTTTCAGGGGTAACTACAGCAGCTTCTACAACTTCAGCAGCTGCTTTTTCGACCAGACCGAGTTCCTCGGCTTCTGATCGATTAAACTCATCTTGTAAGAATTCGATCAATTGCGCTGGGTCATTGTTAAACCTAGCGCGAATTTGGGCGGGTAATGCCTCAAATTCATCTTGAGCCGCAATAACGCGGTTCAAAGCGGTATGGTAATCACCAATACCGCTAAAATCGCCATATCGAGGCGATAATGGGCTTTCCGGTAAAAGCCCTGTAACATTAAAACGCTCCAAAATGGTATTTATGTCGCATTCATCTTTAAAATGCTGCTGAGCCAGAGAAGGCTCCTCACAAGCCAACCCTGACTCATTTGACGCAGCATCAGTATCATAGTTATAAGGGGTACGTAAAAATAACGAATTTTTACTCATTTTTTGCTTCCTCCAAATGGAACTAAAAGTGATGGGTTCTGTCTAACCCGATTGACAGCACGTTTAAAATCACGATACCACCAAGGGTCAGTACTTGGTGCGATATTTTGCTCAACATTAGCCGTAGTAGCTTTAGATTGAGCAGTTTGAGCTTCTATTAATGGTTTAGTTGCTTTCAAATTAGCAATTTCAGCTACTAACTTATTAAGCATTTCTTGCATATTGATATATTGCTGTTTACTTAGATCAGTATCAGCCAATATCTTTTGAATATTAACAGCAGTCTGAATAGTATCTGCTTCAGTTTTAACAGTCTGAGCAGAAGTATTTTGAGTCAAAGCATCTTTTTGATCTAACTCAGCATTAGTCATAGCCATGCTTTGATAACCTTGTACTGCTGACGCTAATGTATTGCCTACCTTAGCGGTGGACACCTGCCCCATCGCACCTGATGGGGTACCCGCTCCACCTTGTGAATAAGCAAGCATAGGACTTAACCCAGCTTTTTTCATATCTTCAACAGCAGTTTGATATTGGGTTTCACGCATCCGCTCTTGAAAATCCATTTGAGCTTGAGCTTGTTGAGCACTTGCTGCGTTAGCAGCTTGTGCTATATCCCAATTCTTCTGATTGGTTTGTTGCTGGCCTAAAAAGCCAAGCACACCACCAATCGCACCACCAAGTGATAACCCGCCAAACATATTAGAAATGATCAATCAAGCCAGGTACAGAGTACATTGGCATTGGTCGGGCTTTCTTACAATCAAAAAAGCTATCAAAAATAAATTGCTTACCATTAGCTGCTGCACCAACAGCCACAATACGATCAACGGGCGGAGTATCTTGAATAAACGTAGTATTCAAAGTAGGTAATGATGTAAACCGTTGAGCAAGATGCCAAGCATCAATAGTGCCAGCAGCAGTAGAACGAAATAAACCAGAAATACGGCTGGGATAATAACGATATTCAGCCCAACGTTCCTGATAGCCAAATACAGAATTATCATTGCTATCACCACGGACATAAATTTCCTTATTGAGAACGGCCTGTTCACCTAAGGTAGCAAATGCTGGGAAATAAAAATCGTAACGAGTTGATCTAGACCACATACGAGCAAGACCTTGCTGATATGTAAGATCAGCTCGAACAGATACCAAACCAATAATTACACCATGTTCAGTAGCTGAATAAGTAAATCCATGATTATGAGCAAGGGCAGTACCCATAGCAGCAAGTGTACCCAGAGGGGCAGTCGTTCCAGAGGCATTAGTACCCGATGTTTGAGCAATCGGGTTAATATTGAGGTTCGTTGTTCCACCTCCGATGTACTCTGGACGCTGTAAACGAGCATCAGGAGAAATAACACCAAAATGGCTGCGAATAATTTCAGTATATCGAGTACCACCACGAGCATCCCTTTCAAGCAGTTTTTGAATCTGGAAACTTTGACGCAACTGATTGATAGTTGCAGCAGTAGCAGCTGATAAATCAGCATATAAACCAGTATTACCAGAAGTAGGAATGCCTAAACCAACGTTTTGAATTGGCAATGCACCACCACCCGGACCAGCACCTAAATTAACATTATAAGCACCAACCTGACCACGTAAATTATCAGCACCAGATGCAAGTAATCCAAATAAAGTTGTACCATCGGTAATAGTTAAAGCTTTACCAGTACCATAAACAGGAGCTGAAGTTCCTAAAGGAAGACTTACAGAAGCTCCTTTTTGAGGCCATGGCAATGCACTAGTAAAATAATCTTTACGTTTACCACGTCTAAGAAGCATGTAATTAGCCACATTATCAGGGCCATCACCTAAATCTACGGTAACACTGTTTTGAAGATTTTCATCCCTAAACCATTCATTCCAAATCAAATTATAAGCACGAGGCCAAAACGCACAGTGGGATACCGTTCCAGTATTGGACACCTGTCCCACTGTTGGAAGACCCATATAATCTTGTAATGAACCTACGGCGTATCCACCAGCTGGAGATACTTGTTGCGGAACAACATAAGAAATCGAATCACCGGGATTCGTTTGCTGTCCCATAAATTTTTGCCAATTCGACCAAATTAAACGATTTGGTACAAAGAAAAAGAAACTATCCAAATGCATGTTGTCCATGATTGGAAAAATTGGGGTACTAAGACGAGCAAAAGCCGTCATATTCAACCGAAATGTATCACCGGGCAGCATTTCATCTACATAAACGGGTACCAAATAACCAGCATCAAATGTGGTTTTATGAGTTGACTGACAATCAAATGACGACCGAGGTATATCGGCCTTTGGAATCATCGTAAATTGATGAACATCTACTGACTTATTACGGTGCATAATATCGAGCTCCTAGACTTATTCCGTCCCAGCTACGCTGAGACGGCTTGTTTCAAATCATTCTTGGTTAATTTTCACTTGTTTACCCAAAGATAACAACTTTGGTTGCTCATGTAAAGCAAAAAGACCAGTATTGTCGTCAAATTCGCCAAACTCATACAAATCAAAATCGTCTGGATGGTTGAATAACTGATTTTCTGGATCTTTTCGATTAACTTCATCCGAAAAGCTCCTGATTGCTACACCAACAGACGGTACAAACATTGGACGACCATATGCATCGGCTGCACGGTCTTTTACTGAGCAAAGAACTAATTTCATGTGAGGCTCCTAAGTGAGGTTACGTTTTAACTTTTGCAGTTTAGCTTTTGCGACTTGTTCCTTAACAACCAGTCGCTCTAGCGTATTGTCTGCGTAATGTAGTTTAGCAGACTTTTCACGAATGTAAAGCAGTTCGTCAAACTCATACGGATTGT